GCGTTTAACTGAAAATGACCGCCTCATCGGGAACGGTGGGGCGGTTTCTCCATTTGCCGATTTGTACATATAAATTTGCACAAAAATGGTGCTGAACTTTTGTGAGATTAGTTCGGAAGTTCATCTTGACAGTTCGTAGGTTCTGAACTATAATAATGGCATGAACGAAAAGTTCGGAACTTTGAAAGAGAGGTGAGACAAAATGACCGATATGCGAAGGGTTACAATTTCTCTTCCGGACGAGATCGACAAGCGGATTCTGGAAATCAAGAAAGATGATAGATTTATTCGACTTTCTTATGCCGAGATCGTCCGCAAGCTCTTGGAGAGCGGTCTGGGTGCATGGGCAGAAGACCAGGGGGCGTGAAGGAGGTGAGACCATGAAACTGACCATCAAAGGCAACCAAAGAGTGTAGTTTCCCAGACCCTCCAGGAGGAGATGTACGACCTGGGCAAGGAGCTGACGGCCATTGTACAGGGGCAGCAATAAAAATCCCCCGCCAGGGTAGGAGCCTGACGAGGGGCAAAGCAGATGGAAAATGCTCTACACAATTATTGTACCACGGTGTAGGGGGAAAGGCAAGAGAAATGACAACACGAATGGAGCAACGGCGCATGGAGCGCATGAGGGCAAAGACAATCTCATCGATATTCGTCCTGATGGCCCTTCTCATCGCCTTTATGCTGGGCTACTACTTCGGCGGCACGGCAGAGGCGGCGGAAGAACCGGTAGAAGTGAGCTACATACCGGACAAGCCCAAAGTGGTGATTCTGCCGGAGATCGAGGAACCGGAGGAACCAGAACCGCCAACGCTGACAAGCATAGGCGAATTTACCATCACCGCATACTGCGCCTGTGAGAAGTGCTGCGGCAAGGACCCTAGCCACCCCGCCTACGGCATCACCGCCAGCGGAACAGAGGCCACCCAGGGCCGCACGATCGCCACGGACCCCAGCGTGATACCCACGGGTTCGGTCGTGTACTTTGAGGGCATAGACGGGCTGACAGGCGGATATATCGCAGAGGACACGGGGTCAGCAATCAAGGGGAACAAGATCGACCTGTACTTTGACAGCCACCAGGACGCTCTTGAGTGGGGCGTGCAGAGCAGAGAGGTGTTTGTCATTGAGTAAGTGTCGAAAGTGCATTTACAGGTCACCGCATCCAACGAAATACGGCTGTGATTATCTTGCGCTGATGGGAAGCTCAAGGGGTTGTCCACCGGGAGACCAATGCACAGTGTTTGAGCCTGGGGCAAGGCTTCGGACGCCGATAAAGACAGCGATACACTCTGTGAGCCAGGGAGATCGAGACTACCGAGAATACTACTGCGATATTGTCCAAAAACAGGGGTCTCCCTTGGCGTTTAGGAGGCGGTACGGATGAATACAGAGCTTACTCAACTCATGATGAAGCTGAGACACGTCCTTCACCTGATGAAGCAGGAGGAATTGCCGCCGCCGCCATTCAATGCATCTACGCTGTGCGACCTCTGCGCCAACGCCTGCGGGTTCTGCGAATGGAGCGAGTACGGGAATATGCGCCCGGTGCCGGGGTGGGAAGCAATCAGGAACGACATTCTCTATTTCAACGGTAGGGAGAATGTAAAAATCGAGAGCTACGCCGTGCTGTCCTGCCCCAAGTTTGTACCGGACGCGAACGGGGCTAGGTATGAATTCGACAAAGAGTATGCGCGGGAACGTGCGTCGAAGCGAGGTGTATACCGTGGAGAAGATTAGCTATCCCGACCCGAAGCCCGTTGGATACTGCGCCGTCTGCGGGGAGCCGATCTACTGGGGAGATAAGTGCTACACCATCCCGGAGGGTGATATGGTTCACGCGACAGGAGTTTACCGCAACTACAGGGAGATTTGGGAGAGGAAGCCGCTGCTTCTTTCCTGCCTGGCTACTTATATTATCGACAATTTCAGCCAGGAGGAACTGGCAGAGGCGGTTGGACTGGAGGCAAAACGGTGGGAATGAAAAACGGCGTCACGCACTACATCAAGGCAAGCGTGGACATCTTCTTTCCGGACGGGCATGTGTGCTGTGAATTATGCCCTATTTTAGAGACTTATTCCCGTAAACAGTGCAGACGCACAGGGGAGTATCTGCTGGACACCAGGGGAATCGGGTATGAGTGCCCGCTGCAATTTGAGGAGGATAGAGATGGAGTTTAGACCGCTGACAGAAAATGAAATCGAAGTAAAGGTTGGACAGGTCAAAGAAAATGGCATCGTCGCTCTGTTGTATAAGACGGCCCGGACAGACATGGACCTGCTGGACGAGACGGTGGGGGCGGAGAATTGGACAAACGATTACCGGGAGATCAAGGGGAATCTATACGCCGGGATTGCTATCCGAGAGGGAGATAGATGGACCTGGAAGTGGGATTGTGGAATTGAATCCAGAGAGGATGACGGTAACGAAAAGAAGGGCGAGGCCAGCGACGCTTTTAAGAGGGCTGGCTTCCGCTGGGGCATTGGACGGGCGCTATACACGTCCCCGTTTATTTGGATCCCAAAAGAGCGCTGCAACATCCGAGAGGGACAAAAGCCGAAATGCTACGACAAGTTCTCCGTTGAAAAAATCGTCTACAGTGACGACGGGAAGCGCATCACAGCGTTAGCCGTCTGGAACGACACACAAAAAAAGAGGGCGTTTGTATGGCAGGATACGATTTAATAAACGAAATCGGCCAGAAGTCTAAGATGCTGGATGCGGCCATACGAGAGCTTGGGACACGTGGCAGAGCATACGCGCAGGCGGAGCATGATTACCGTGTCGCCCTGGCAGAAAAGACCCTTATTGAGCGAGACAAGGGCACGCCCGCCACGATATGCTCGGATGTTTGCAGAGGGGATAGGAAAATCGCAAAGCTCCGGTTTGAGCGGGATGTGGCGGAAGTAGTCTATCGGTCCGCGCTGGAGGCGATCAACGCTACCAAACTGCAAATCAAGATCCTGGACGCACAAGTCGAAAGGGAGTGGGGCCGTGCATCGAGCAACTAAGGCCACAGCGATTCAAAAAGGCGTGAAGGAAGCAGTATTTCTGCGTGACGATTGCCGGTGCGTCCTATGCGGAAGCCCTTGTGGTATTCCAAACGCCCACGTCATCTCCAGAGGGCAAATGGGCATGGGGGTGGAGAAAAACATTGTCACCCTCTGCCCTGAGTGCCACAGAGCATACGACCAGGGACAGAACATAGAGAAATTTGGCAAGGGAACGACCAGAGAGAGCCTACAATGCTACCTGATCGCGTATCTCAAACAATTTTATCCGAACTGGACGAAAGAGGAGGTTACATACAAGAAATGGAACAGCTTTTGATTACCCGGATTAAGGCCGCAAAACGCCTTGATATTAGCGTTGACACATTGGACAAGCTCACATGCGCCGGGAAGATCAGGCGGGTTACGATTGGGAGCCGGGTGTATTTCAGCCCCGAGGAGCTCCAGGCGTTTGTCAAAAAGGAGGGGAAGCTGTGTTAAACCATGTGGCTTTACAGGGGCGACTTACCAGAGACCCGGAGCTGAGGAGCACGGGTAGCGGGATCCCAGTCACATCATTTTCCATTGCGGTCAACGGCAAGAAGGATGAGACTGCATTCATAGACTGCGTCGCATGGCGCGGAACGGCGGAGGCGATCTGCCAGTATTTGGGCAAGGGCCGGATGATGGTCGTTGAGGGGTCTCTGCAATCCAGGGAGTGGAACGACAAGGACGGGAACCGGAGAAAGAGCATTGAGGTCAATGTTTCTCAGTTCCACTTCTGCGACAAGAAGGAATCCGCCCCGCAGTATCCGCAGCAGAACAACGAGTTCCAGGAGATCGAGGATGAGGAACCCGGAAACCTTCCGTTTTAACAAATGCCCCGGTTAAATATCCGGGGATTTTTTATAAATTGGTGTTGACTTAGTTACTAAGTTATGATATGATACAGCATAAGGAGGTGATCCAGTGAGAATCAAGACTTTTCCGATTCAGTTTACCGACGAATACCTTGACGAAATTAGATGCTTGGCAAGGGATAACGGTATGACAATCAAGGATTTTATCCTTTCTGCAATCAACGAAAAGGTGCAGCGGTTGAAAAGGGGTGAGTTAGCGTGATCGTGACCATCATTGACGGGAATTTGCCAGACTTCATTGATAATGAAGTGGACGGATATATTACCGTCAAAGAGCCGGATGTGGAAAAGGCTTTTGGATTGGCCATACAGTTTTCCAAGTACGGAATGACAGTTGTGATTGAGCCGGAAAGGGACGGAAAGTAAGTGTCAGAAAACAAGAAATTCTGGTATATCCAGCTCAATGTAAACTTCTTCGAGGACGAGCGAATTGACTGGCTGTGCGAACAAAAAAACGGATACGCTTACGTTGTGCTTTATTTAAAACTTTGCCTAAAGACGGCGAACAACAACGGCATTTTGACACGCCAGATAGGAGATATGATTATTCCGTACAACGTGGACAAGATTGCAGAAATAACGCATATTAACGTCGACATTGTGCGCGTAGCTTTGGAGCTTTACAAAAGAATCGGCCTTGTGTACGAGGCGGACGAAAACTGCAATTTTATGAGGCTTCCGGAGGTCCCCGGGATGGTTGGCTACACAACGCAAGCAGCAATCGAAAAGGCCAAGCAGCGGGAAAGAAAGAAGCTGCGCGAATCCGGACAAATTCCGGACAAATGTCCGGACAATGTCCCACAAGAGTTAAGAGTTAAGAGTTTAGAGTTAAGAGATAATAGTTTAGAGTTAGAGAAAGAGAAAGAGAGTAAGCGCAAGCGCTTCACACCGCCCTCTGTTGATGAAGTCCGTGAATATTGCAACGAGATTAACGCCACTATCAGTCCTGACGCATTTGTGGACTATTATGCCGCACAAGGCTGGATTTATGGGAAGTCTGGCAAACAGATGAAGGACTGGAAAGCAGCGGTTAGAAATTGGCAGCGGAGAGAGAAAACAACAACTGGGAATGTATTTCTTGAGATTGCAAGAGAGGAGGGTTTAATTTGACAAGAGACGATGTAATCAAGATCATGTCTGTTCTGCGTGGTGCATATCCGCATTTTTACCGCGACATAAGCAAGCAGGAGGCATACGACACCATTAACCTGTGGACTGATATGTTTTCCAATGACGACGCTTCTATTGTTGCGTCGGCTGTAAAAAGCTTGATTGATGGTGATGACAAAGGTTTTCCTCCTACCATTGGGCAGGTCAAGGCAAAAATGCGGCTTTTGGTTGGCAGCGATGAATTGACAGAGGCGGAGGCGTGGAACCTTGTTTCAAAGGCGGTCAAGAATGGACTGTATGGCGCTGTGGAAGAATTTGAAAAGCTTCCTCCTGCTGTTAAGCGGATCGTTGGAAGCCCGTCACAACTGCGAGACTGGGCATCTATGGACAGCGACACGCTACATTCCGTTGTTGCGTCGAACTTCCAGAGGAGCTACAAGGTGGTTGCTACCAGGGAGAAAGAAATCGCTGCATTGCCGGACGATGTGAAGAAGCTTATTAACTTTGCGATGAACAAAGAGCCGGAAGCATTGCCGCCTGCATATGAAAGCCATGAGGACACGTTAAAGAGGCTGGAAGAAAGCAAGCAAAGGGAATGGGAAGCCAGAGAAGCACAGCAGCCGAAAAAGAGAACAAGGGAAGAGGTCATTGCGGCGTTAAGAGGTGAGTAAATGGACATATCACGACTGAGCGAATCGGCCCAGAGGCAGATATTAGCCAAGCTTGGCCAGCAAGCCAAGCCGACAAAGTACCGCAACGAGAAAGCCACCCGCCGGATGCCCAACGGAACAATCAGGACGTTTGACAGCCAGAAAGAAGCGCGGCGGTATGACGAACTGGTTTTGTTGCTCAAGGCTGGGGAAATATCCGATTTGCGTTTGCAACAGACATTCACCTTGCAGGAGGGCTATATTTCGGCCTCAGGAGACGCTGTACGGGCTTTGACGTACAAGGCTGACTTCTATTATACCCGTGATGGAAAATCGATTGTGGAGGACGTGAAGGGGCTTAAAACGGAAGCGTACAAAATCAAGAAAAAGCTAATGCAGGAAAAAGGCATCGAGATCATTGAGGTGTGACATGGAAAATTCGCCTTGTGAATATTGCGGGATCAAAAACACATGCGGAAAAACGAAGGGGTGCAACAGATAGAAAAAGTGGATGCGGGACGCATGGGAGGAAATAAGAAGAATTTACGCAGATTACATACACGAGTGACTGCGCAGACATACCGGAAGCTGGAGCAATGGGCCATTGTTGAGAAATGCGGCACCGGCAGGGTGGTGGATAAGCTGGTCAGGGACAGGATGATTGAGCTAAGGGAGGTTGTAAAGCGTGGATAGAGATGTTAGGCTTGCGCTGCTGGGCGACCACGAGGCGGCGAAGCGTCCTATCATACTCGACCTGTGCGGCGGTAGTGGAAGTTGGTCAAAGCCATACAAAGAGGCTGGATATGATGTTCGTCTTATTACATTGCCTGATTATGACGTGCTTGCATATACACCCCCTGAAAATGTGTATGGAGTTTTGGCGGCACCGCCCTGTACGGAGTTTTCGGTTTTGAATTGCAAAGCCGAGCCAAGACATAGAAAGCCGCAAGAAGGTTTGAAAATCGTTAATGCTTGCTTGCGGATTATTAAACAATGCAATCCTATTTGGTGGGCAATGGAAAATCCGGTTGGGTATCTGCGCGAATATATGGGGCCGTCAAGAATGACATTCCAACCGTGGGAATATGGAGACCCCTGGACGAAGCGGACAGATTTATGGGGTACATTTACTCCGCCTCCCAAAGTATACAAGCATTGGGAGGATGTTCCGAATAAATTACCGTTGTATACCAGGCCTGGCCGAGGGAAGCCAAACTTTGCGTATCTACATAAGTCTGCGCAGAAGTTAATTCCACAACTTGCATGGGCACATCCAGAAACAGACGCAGATTTTCGAGCAATTACGCCGCCCGGATTTGCAAAAGCCTTTTTTGAGGCAAACAGATAGGAGGATTTTAGCTTGGATGACATCAAATTAGCCCTGCTCGGGAATAAAGAGGCGGCGAAACGGCTGACGGAGAAGGGGGTGAAATTACGGAACTTTCTAAATTGAAACAGAAAATATGGGATATTTTTTCTGTACAGGATGATGATTTGTTAAACGCCATTATGGATGCGGCGAAAAACGAAACTACCCTAACTGAATATTACGAATTGGTGAGCGGAGATTTATCAACAGATGAATTACAAAAGATTTTCCAGTATTACTACGCAGACCGAAAAGAAAAGATGCAGGATTATACACCAACCAGCCTCGCAAAACTTTGCGCTGTTGCGACCGAAACAGACGGAAACACCGTATATGATCTGTGCGCTGGCAGCGGAGCGCTGACCATCCAAAAATGGACAGAAAGCCCAAACAAGATGTTCATCTGCGAGGAATTAGACGAAAGGGTAATTCCCCTTCTGCTGTTCAATATGGCTGTTCGAAACATGACTGGATGGGTTATTAACCGGGACGCCTTAACGCTGGAAACGAAATTGGTTTACCGGCTTGAAAGCGGGGAACGTTTTTCCACAATCAGAAAAGAAGATATAGCGCCGGAGATTGCAGCAGACGAAATTATTTCAAATCCGCCCTATAACATCAAATGGGACGCTCCAGAACCTTTGATGGCAGATAACCGGTTTTCTGGCAAGCCAATTCCAACGAGTGCAAATGCGAATTTTGCATTTGTGTTGACTGCGCTTTCCAGAATGAAAGAAACAGGGCGGTGTGCCTTTATCCTTCCGTGTGGGTGCCTCTCATCCGATGTGGAAAGCGAAGTTAGGGAATATCTTGTATCAGGCGGGCTTGTCGAGCGGGTTATTTTAATGCCTGACAAGATGTTTGAAAGCACATCTATCCCGACCTGCGTTATGGTATTTAGCCACGGGAATAAGACGGTCAAATTTTATGATTGCAGGAATAGGGCAGAACAAGAACAGCGAGACCAAAATGGGCAATTTGGAGGGGCGAGCCACGAAAACCGAACATACCACAAAACAGTAAATGTTTTGCCGGACGAGTTGATTGATGAATTGTGCGGAGAATGTCTGAATATTGCGGGATTTTCGAAAGAAGTTCCTGTGTCAGAGATTTCGGATCAAGAATATGTTCTTGTTCCATCTAGGTATATCAAACTAGAAGAAAAAGAAAATACGCACCGACCTTATGCAGACATTATGGCCGATATTAACCGGGTTGCCAGAGAGCGGGCCGTAATTAAGATTACCTGCAACGAAACGCTCGCGAAACAATTAGGGATTTATGAAGTGGCGCAGATTGAGGCTGAAAAGTTAGATGATGGGTTAAACAAGACATTTGAATTGTTAGGCGGTAAGTATGATGGGAAACGGTACATTACGCTTTCAAAAAACAAAAATGAGTTTAAGGTTGAAAACCAAGACAAAGAGATCTTGTCTAGTTTGGTGAACTTTTTCCTACCAATGTGGAAACAACACATATTTTACCTAAACCAAGAAGAAAATAGGCTTCTTGCTGAACTGCGGGATGCTATGTTACCAGAACTAATGAGTGGAAAATTAGTTGTGCAATAGGAGGATTTTATGGAAGAAATTTGCTTCTGGAACACCCGCGCACCGATCCTGAGCGAAAGTGAGATGGAGATGCTGAATGAAAATCGGCCTGATTGATGTAGACAGCCACCACTACCCCAACCTGGCCCTAATGAAACTGTCTGCCTGGCACAGGTCCCGAGGAGATACCGTGGAATGGTGGTGGGGCTGTGGTCAGTATGACCGGGTTTATATGAGCAAGGTTTTTGACGAAACCTACACGCCGGACATCCCGGAGCCGGTCAACGCTGCGGAGATCATCAAGGGCGGGACGGGGTATGGTCTGGACAACAAATTGCCGGATGAGATCGAGCACATATACCCGGACTACTCCCTGTACCCAGAGTTAACCAAGGACACGGCTTATGGCTTTCTGTCCCGCGGCTGCCCCCGTGGTTGCCCGTTCTGCATTGTGGCCGAGAAGGAAGGCAGGAGGTCGGTCAAAGTGTCTGACCTGTCCGAGTGGTGGAGTGGGCAGAAAAACATTGTGTTGATGGACCCCAATACACTGGCCTGCCCGGACCATATAGATCTCTTGGGGCAGTTGGCAGACAGCGGGGCGCGGGTAGACATCAATCAAGGAGCGGACGCCCGGCTGCTGACCGTGGAAAACATAGCCGCGCTGAACCGGATCAAGCTCAAAATGATCCATTTTGCATGGGACACGATGGAGCAATCAGGGGCAGTGTTGCGTGGGCTGGGACTATACGCAAAATACGGTGAGATGGACGAACGAAAACGCCGTGTTTATGTCCTGACAAACTATAACACCACAATGCAAGAGAACCTGTACCGGGTATACAAACTCCGTGAAATGAAGTTTGACCCGTATGTGATGATTTATGACAAGCCACATGCGCCGAAGGATATAAAAAGGCTGCAAAGGTGGTGCAATAACAAGTTTATTTGGAGGTCATGTGAGAAATTCGAGGATTACAGATGATGGAGATGCTGGAGGGGATGGAATGA